TAATGGCTGGAACAACTATTGATCTCTATTCTCTTATAGCTCCTCACGCATTAGCTACGGAGATTGCAGACAGATGGACTATTTGGAATAACTCACGTCAGCAAAAGATCGAAGAGTGGAAAGAAATCCGTAACTATATCTACGCAACGGATACTCGTACTACGTCCAACAGTAAGCTGCCTTGGACTAACAGTACGACAACACCTAAGCTAACACAGATTGCTGACAATTTACATGCTAATTATTTCTCAGCTTTGTTTCCTCAGAAACGTTTCTTTAGGTTTGAAGCGAGTGATCAAGAAGCTAACACAAAGAATAAACGTGACGTTATCCAAGCCTACATGGAAAACAAAATACGTCAGTCAGACTTTGAGAATACTGTAAGCAAACTTATCAATGATTATATTCAGTACGGAAACTGTTTTGCTACTGTAGATTTTGTCAGAGACTACACTGAGTACGAGGATGGTGAGAGGGCCGTTAACTATGTTGGACCTAAGCTTGTTCGTGTTTCTCCTTTTGATATTTGTTTTAACCCCTTAGCCGCTTCCTTTATTGACTCACCTAAGATTGTCAGAACGCTTCTTACAAAGGGTGAAGTCAAAAGAAAAATTGACGAGACTGTAGACAACGCCTACATGAACGACATCTTTGAGAAGATGATGTATAACCGTTCATATGCTACAGGTAATGACGTAGATGTACATAAGTCAGAGGGGTTCTTAGCTGACGGGTTTTCTGACATCAAGCAATACTTTGAGTCTGACTATATAGAAATCCTTACGTTCTACGGTGACATGTACGATGCTGATACAAATCAGTTCATGAAGAACCGTGTGATCACAGTTGTTGACAGGTCTTATGTCTTGTCAAACGAACAGAACCCTAGTTGGCTAGGCAAAGCTTCTGTCTTCCATGCAGGTTGGAGAGATCGTCCTGATAACCTCTATGCAATGGGACCACTGGATAACCTAGTAGGTATGCAATATCGCATTGATCACCTAGAGAACCTCAAGGCTGATGTCTTCGATCAGATAGCCTATCCTATTCTCAAAATCAGAGGTGACGTAGAGGACTTTGACTTTGAGCCAGCAGCCCGTATATACATGGGTGAAGAAGGTGACGTAGGGTACCTAGCACCAGATGCAACTGCACTTAATGCTGACTTCCAGATTCAAAACCTAGAGAATAAAATGGAGATGATGGCAGGTGCACCAAGAGAAGCTATGGGTATCCGTAGTGCAGGCGAGAAGACAGCCTTTGAAGTAAACCAATTGATGACAGCAGCAGGTCGTATCTTCCAGCATAAGACTGCACACTTCGAAAGAGTTTTCTTAGAGCCTATCCTCAATGCTATGCTAGAAGCAGCTAGACGTAACATGGATTATGCTGACACTATCAGAGTCCTTAATGAAGATACTGGTGTCTTTTTCTTTGAAGAGATTACCAAGGAAGACATTAAAGCTAACGGTAAGATAGTGCCTATGGGTGCTAGACACTTTGCTGAAAGAGCACAGAGGGTACAGAATATTACTCAGCTATACCAACTTAAACTAGCTGACCCAGCTATAGCTGTCCACATGTCAGGCAAAGAGTTTGCTCGTATTTTAGCTGACGAACTAGGTGAGCCTACTTTGTTTGCTGAAAACGTAGCAATCCTTGAGCAAATGCAGACTGAGAAGATGTCAATAGAAGCTCAAGTCCAACTAGAGGAAGAACAAGAAATTGCTATTGAGAAAGGACTATAAGATGCCATATAAAAAGGGCAAGGTCAAACCTTACAAGAACACAACTAAGAAGCCAATGAAAAAGAAATAATGAAGTCCTATTGGTTTTCTAAATGCAAAACACCTGAGGAAAAGTTTGAGCTACGACAAAAAATCTTGTCAAACCGTGAAAGCTTAGACCGCCTCAGAGAAATACTTGAGCCTATGCTCAAGGATACAGGACCAGAGGCTGACTATGACAGCCCCTCATGGGCCTACAAGCAAGCTGATCGTATCGGCTACAACAGAGCACTAACCAAGGTGCTTGATATTATCAACCTAGACAAGGAATAACATTATGGTATTTTCTGAGCAGAGTCCAACCACAGACCAAACTCAGGCAGAGCAACAAGTACAAGAAGCCCCACCACAGGATTCGTACTTACAGAAGCTCGTAGAGACTAAGGGAGAAAACTGGAAAGACCCTGAGGTACTAGCCAAAGGCAAGTTAGAAGCTGATGGCTACATTAAAAACTTAGAGGCTCAACTTGAAGAAATGAGAGAAGACCTCAAGAAGTCACAGTACCAAAAGGAAGTTTTCGAACAACTTCAGAGTAAGGCCACTGACTCTACTACAGTAAACTCTGGGGTGTCTCAAGATAAAAGTAGCATTAATAGCCAGAACACCACTGCACCTATTAATGAGGAAGACCTGAAGAGCCTAGTCGAACAGACACTTACTCAACGAGAACAAGAGAGTATTATTAAACGTAATCTTGCTCAAGTTGATGCAGAGCTAGAGAAAAGTTTTGGCACTGAAGCCAAGGCTGAGATCGAAAAGAAAGCATTTGAGTTAGGTATGTCATTGGAACGTATGCGTGACATTGCTGCTGAATCTCCTTCTGCATTCTTTGCTCTTATCGGTGAACCAAAGAAAACCTTTAGTCCTATAACTCAAGGTTCGGTTCGTACCGAAGGTGTCGGTATGCAAACCTCTACGGAACGTAATTGGTCTTACTACCAAAAACTACGTAGGGAAAATCGTAACATGTACTATTCAGCCAAGACACAACAGCAAATGTTTGAAGACAAAGCCCGTCTTGGTGACAAGTTTGGTGCATAAGGAAGGAACTTAGAAATGGCAATGACCACATCTAATACCTCGTTCCTGCAACGTGCTCAAGTCTACTCAACAGAACTCAAAGAGATTCTGCGTGATGAGATGATGGCACAGCGATATGTGCGTATGCTTGATGGTTTTCCTGATGGAAACAATTTCAACATCCCATCTATCGGTCAGGCACAGGTAGACAACTACTCTGAAGACAGTGCAGTTACTTATCGTCCACTCGACACAGGTAACTTCACATTCTCCGTTGACAAGTATCTGTCATCAGCTACTTACATGACAAAGAAAGCAGAACAAGACACATTCTATGCTAACGAACTGATGTCTCGTTTTGTTCCTGAACAAGAACGTGCAATCATGGAGCACTTTGAGTCAACTACTCTTGCTGCCCCTGAAGCTGGTGTTTCTGCTAACTCAGAAGAAACACTTAATGGCATTAAGATGCGTGTTGCAGCCTCTGGATCAGGTGAGGTAATCACCCTTAAAGAGTTTGCATATGCTCGTTATGCCCTTAAAAAGCAAAGCGTTCCAGATAACAACTTGGTTGCTATCGTTGATCCTTCAGTTGAATACGCATTGAACACTTTAGGTAACATCGTAAACGTGTCAAACAACCCACGTTTCGAAGGACTTGTTCGTGATGGTATCGCAACTGGTATGCGTTTCGTAGCAAACGTATATGGCTTCGACGTGTACTGTTCAAACTTCTTGGCAGATGCAACTGACTCAGGTCTTGAGCAAGCGTTTAGCGCAACCACTGGTGACTTCTCAAGCACCAATGGTAAAGTTAACCTCTTCTTCTCAGCTTCACAAGAAGTAAACCCATTCGTGGGTGCCTTCCGTCAGATGCCTGAGGTTGACTATGAGTACAACAAAGACCATCAACGTCATGAGTTCGTAACAACGGCTCGTTATGGTGTCAAGTTGTATCGTCCTGAAAACATGGTTCGTGTTATCACGAAACCAACAGTAGCGTAAGGAGGACTAAATCATGGCATATGTTAATGCAGACGGTCTGGAAATCCTTACGGCTGGTGAAGCAGGTGTTCCAGCAAAGCGTGGCACAGCAGTTTCTCCTAAGAAAGCTTTGGTAATGACGATCACAGGGACAGACCTTGCTTCTTCAGCAGCGACTCCCCAAGATCACGATGCTTTCATTCCAGCAGGTTCGTACATCACTTCAGCGAGCCTTATTGTCACTTCAGCCTTCACCTCAGGTGGTGCAGCTACGTTGACAATTGGTGCTTACACACAAGCAGGTGCTACTGTAGATGCTGACGGTATCGACGCAACTGTTGCTCTTGCGGCTCTCGCAGCTAACAAGGGTGTAGCTTGTAACGGTGATCTAGTCGGTGGTACAGCCACTGTTGGTGCAGCGGATGTGTACATCGAAGCTAACTACGGCACAGCAGCCTTTACTGCTGGTGAAGCCAAGTTGGTTATCGAATACATCGAACCATAAAATACTAGGGTGTCCCTAAGTTTTTTAGGGGCATCCTCATTTTTTTCTTGACAAGATAGATAAAGTATGTTATCATATCTTTAACTGATGCAGGGGCTATATATGGCTAACGTAAATCACAGTTCACTTACTGATCCTTACTTACATGAACCTAAAGGAGTTGCTACGGCAGCTAGTGGGGATATTTATATAGCTAATGGCTCTGGTTCGGGGTCTTGGACACCAGCCCATCAACACGCAGACGCTTACTTAGCTTTTGATGCCACAACACCTGCTTACGTTCATGCAGCTACTACATCTTTTACAGTTATAAACCCAACATTAGTTTCTTCAAGTGCTGATGGTTTTACTGTAAGTAATTCACCAAACGCAAGAATAACATATACAGGAACGAGAAACCTCTCTGCTAATATACACATTGCAATTTCTACTACACAAGCAACAGGCACTAACAAAAATGTAGAATGGCAAATACATAAAAATGGTTCTCCTTTAGCTGGGTCTCATGTAATCAGAACAATTAGTTCAGGATCATGGGGATCAATTGCACTACTAGGTAATAGTACTTTTGCAACTAATGATTATTTAGAAATGTTTTCAAAAATTGATTCAGCAGGTAATGTTAATTACGCATCTATTTTCTGGACAGTTAAAGGATTGCCAGCGTTATGAAAACTACACTTCTACAGGTTGTTCAGTCTATCCTCTCCGACATGGATTCAGAGGCAGTCAACAGTATTTCAGATACAACTGAAGCTCAACAGATTGCATCTGTAGTTGAAGATACTTACTACAATATTATCTCTGCGAGAGAAATACCTGAACACAAAAAACTTATGTCTCTAACGGCACTGGCTGACTCATCACGTCCTACCCATTTCCGTTATCCTGACAATACAAAGAAAATTGAACGTGTTGACTACAACATTGGGACTGTAGCTAGCAAAGACTTTCGTGAGATTACTTTTGTAGATCATGAGTACTTCCTAGATAACATGAACCAAAATGGTTTATTAGTTGAGACTGTAGAAGGTAGCATTGACATCTTTGTCTCCAATGATAAAGCACCATCCTACTACACGTCCTTTGATGACTACCATATCATTATGGATGCCTACGATGCAACTGTAGAGTCAACACTTCAGCAATCTAAAGTAAGAGCCTTTGGTGCAACCTATCCAACCTTTAGTCAGACAGATGGACACATCATTGATCTTGACAATACTTTGATGCCTTATCTTTTGGCTGAAGCTAAATCAACCTGTTTCTCTTTGTTCAAGGCTGGGTCAGACCCTAAAGTTGAACAAGCTGCACGTCGATTGAAGTCTTACGTTCAAAACGATATGTATAAAACTAAACGTGCTAATACTCGTAATTATTACGGAAGAAGTTAATGATCAAATATGAACACGATACAGTAAACCAATACTGTGTCTGTCTATCAGATAAACTCTTATCAAAAGTTTTTATCGAAAAAGAAATTGGTGGCTACTCTTTCTTCGTTATTAAATATGAAAAGGGAAGTGTACCTAAGGAATTATCAGGACAGTACACAAGTATTCCAGAAGCACAACGTGGTTTAGAAAGGTATCTTCGTAACAGACCTGTATCAAAAGTTAAACAGGTAAGAGAATACGCAGATAAACGAGAGAAAGAACGTAATGCCGCAAAGTCTAAGTCAGAAGGCAGTTAACAACTTTGTTCGTGGTCTCATCACTGAGGCTGGCGAACTTACCTTTCCTGAAGGTGCCTCTGTTGATGAACTAAATTGTGAGCTACGTAGGGATGGCTCAAGGAGAAGAAGGCTAGGACTAGCGTTAGAATCTAACCATGTCCTGTCTTCTTTTACTATTTCTGATAGTGAGATTGTTCACACAGGCGATTGGCTAAACGTAGGCGGTACAACTGAGCTTGAGTTCTTGGTTGTACAGAAAGGCTCCAATCTTTATTTCTATAATAAAACAGAGCTACCTTATTCTTCTCAAGGATATACAGATTACATAGACCTGACTGCACATGAATACGCAGGTTCTTCTGGTGCTGAGACAGCTAAGTGTCAGTTTGCTAGCCTTAATGGAAACTTAATTGTTTCCTCTGAAGCTATCAATACTATCTATGTAACCTTTGATAGTGCCAGTGTAGGCAATGAGTTCTCAAGTGTAGAGATTTCCTTTAAGGTCAGAGATTTCGATTGGCAAGGTGACACAGATACCTACAAGACAGCAGGTGCTACTGACGCAGCAAGAACATATGACACAAAGAACGCAGGTTGGGTAGACACTAAAGGAGAAGCAGCTAGAACCACTTGGTCAGCAGCTAACTCAGGAGACTACCCACCCTTAACGCATCCTTGGTTTGCAGGTAAGGATAGTAGTGGTGACTTTGATGCAGCAGAATGGGACAAAGTTTTTGCTGGTAATACTCTAACTTCTAATGGACACTACATCCTTGACTTCTTTAGTAAAGTTAGAGATGGTCTTACAACTGAAACTATAAACACAAGATTTAAAACTGTAGCTTCTTTTGGTGGACGTGTATTTTACTCAGGTATCGGTGATGCTGAACACTCAGGTCACGTTCTGTTTTCTAAGATCGTAGAAGGTGTAACTGATCTAGGTATTTGTCATCAGGTAAATGACCCGACTGCTGAATACCTAAGTGATCTTTTAGATAGCGATGGTGGAATAATAGTTATACCTGATGCTGTCAATATCCAGCTTATCTATCCGTACCAGACAGCCCTCTTTGTTTTCGCTGAGAATGGTGTTTGGCAGATTTCAGGTGTAGATGGTGTCTTCAGGGCTTCGGAGTACAGCATCAACCGTGTCTCTAAGATTGGCATCTTAAATCCTCAGACTTTTATTTCTGCTGAGGGAACTCCTTTTTGGTGGTCAAGGTTTGGTATTCACACACTTGGGACTGACTCAGTGTCAGGCCAAGGTCAAGAAACAAATATCAGCCTAACAACTATTCAAACATTCTGGGATCAGATAGACACAAGTGTTAAACGAAAAGTAACTGCTGTATACGATAACGTTAACAAAAAGATTTATTGGGCTTATCCTAATGCAAATGAAACTGTAGATGCTAAACTAAACAACTTTCTTATTCTTGACTTAGCCCTGCAAGCTTTCGTTCCTTGGTCAGTACCAGATCAGACTTCAAGTACAGATTGCGTAGTGGGTCTAGCCTTTTACTCAGGGTTTGGTGCAGATACCCTTGAGCTTGATGTAACTACAAATGGTGGGGTTGATGACGTTGTAACATCTGCTGGTGACGATGTGGTATCAAGCCAAATATCAGGGTTTGCTACTGGTGATCCTTCGATAGTCCTCTTGGTAAGAGATGCCACTACCAACAAGATGACTATGGCATCCTTTAGTAGTACATCTTTCTTGGATTGGGGTGACACAAACTACTCATCTTTTGCTGTCACAGGCTATGACTTTGTAGGAGATTTGCTAACCAAGAAGAATGCACCCTATATTGCTGTCTATTCAAGGCTGACAGAAGAAGGCTTCACAGGTAATGAGACAGATGGATACGAACCTATTAGACCATCATCTCTTTTAGTTTCAGCAGCGTGGGACTTCAAAGATACTTTTAGTTCTACGCAACAGGCTTATAGATTAAAGCAACCCGTAGTAGTTAATCCTAGTGACCTGTCTAACTTCAGCTACCCAGAAGATGTCATAACTACCAGACTGAAAATCAGAGGTCACGGTAGGTCTATGCGAATTAAATACGAAAGTGAACAAGGAAAAGACTTTATCCTCCTAGGATGGGGTATGATCCAAGGAAGGAACACTAGGTTTTAGGAGAATATTATGGCTATTGATTTCTTGAAAAGGCTTGATCCTCGTAGAGGACAGCTTGGTAAGATTGATCTTCTTGATCCAGCCGTTACAGGTACTGTTGGTTTTCTCATAGGTGGTCCTGTTGGTGCTGCTATAGGTGCAGGTGTAGGTGCTTCAGTAAAAGGGATGGAAGCACAACAAGCTTCAGCACGGTTGCAAAGACAAGCTGCACAACGTCAAATACGAATGCAGCAACAACAAGCAGCCAGAGAAAGACGAAGTGCTATCAGACAAGCTATTTTAGCTAGATCACAAGCAAGAACTATAGCTGCTGCAACAGGTCAAATAGGTGGTACAGCTTTCTTAGGTGGAATGGCCTCTCTTACTTCTCAGCTAGGTGCTAACTTAGGCTACGGCACCATGATGTCAGGTTTAGGTCAAGAATACACATCTTTATCAGCCCAAGCAGCTTATCAGTCTGGATTAGCTTCTATGTATGGTACTATAGCTGATCTTGGTTTTGGATTAGCAGGTCGTCTACCTACTACAACTCCTTCAAGTAACTCTGGCATACCTAAACCTACTGGTGGTCCGTTTGGTGGTGGAGGAAAATGACATCTCTTCTTACTCTTAATGATCAGATAATCAATGAGCAAATCCTCAGGGAATCTCTCATTGGCCCTCAGATCAGTAAACCTTACAACCCTAGGAGCCAAGTCGAAAGAACTAAGGCTCAAGAGATTTCTATCGCTACAGATTTACCTGTAGACCAGATAGAAGCTGAACGTGAGGTAGGCGACGATAGCTCAGAGGTTATAGCTAAGAACGAAAGCCTTAACTTTGACTATGCCTTAGCTATCAATCAAGCCTATCAGGATGGTCTACCGCCTGAGACTATAGCAGCTATCATTGAGGAACGTAAGG